CTCATTCATCAGAACGTTTTGTCTGTGATCCATAACTGTATCATAAACATAGTCATCATAATTCATAACATCTATTGCTGAAGTAAACATACTGGCTACATGGACGAGATCTCTTAGTATATGTTGAGGTAATGCAAAATCATCTCCTACTACTATACCTGTAGTCACGTTACCATTCCAGTCTTCTATATCTTTAGAGGAAGCAGGTCTTATTATTACGGCAATCTCGTCATCGTCTAATGTGTAGGGCATATTACTTTCTTCTTTCTGTCTTGAGGACTATACGATCTAACTTAGTACATTGTCCTTTCTCTTGCAACCATTCTTCTGGAATAATTCTATGCGCCCATTTGAATCCATTCTTCTCACACCACTCAAAGTTTCTTTGCTTAGCACCTTTATTTATCTTAGCTTTAGCGTTACTAAATACAAAGCGTATGTCTAGCTCAGGGTGTTGTCTTTTTATTTCAAGATGTTTGCGTCTGTCATCAGGATCGAACTTTCCTTTGGTTTCTATTATGATACCATTGTCTAGCTCAAAGTCTGGTGTGTATGTACGATATCGTAGGTCTTCCCACTCTATCTTTAGTTTCTCGTAACGTACTTTCTTTTGTCTGCTCTTGAGAAAAAGAACGGCCTCTTCCTCAAGGCCGGACTTATATTTACTAGCATTGTGCCTACGTCTGTAGCCCTTTGCAAACTTAGTCATCAGACGGTGCTTCCTCACCTGTCAATAACTGTTTAAGTTCTGCTATCTTAACTTTAAGCATGGCATCTGTACACTGTGCATTTAATTGGTGTCCTTCTGTGACCCTTTGTAAATGTTGTACAAGATTAAGGACATTCTTTGCCTCATCCGTAAAGTCTTCGATAGTATATTCTACGTCATCTAAAGTAACAGTTGTCATTATGTTTCTTCCTTTATATATGTATAGTTAACGACAGGTTTTATGGCGGCTTGACTTACCAGAGATTCTCTTTCTTGTAGATCTGGCCAACATTTCTTTTTATGATCACACCAATTACAGGTTTTGTTTAGCTTAAAATTACCACTAGGTTTCCTACGATATGTTTCTTCCTCTGGTTCAAAGCATCTCTCAAAAGGCTCATCATTGTTTATATAGTTTACAGTATCTTTTATAGTTTCCAATACTGTTTCACTATCTGCTTCTTCTGCAGGTACGTACTTGAACTGACCATTGACTTTGTTGATAACCCACCAACCACCTACCTCTTTACCTGCGGCTTTTGCATAGCCTACAAGCTGAGCTACGTAACCGAAGTCATCAGCATTCTTTAGTGTGTTATAGTCAGTAAACTTATTATCATACCCCCAAGGTGTAGTAGATTTAACGTCATCTACCTTGTCATCTAGGATCATGTCGTATTCACCTTTAATAGATACATCACCTAGATCTAAGACTACGTTATCATTGTCTTTGAAGTCTACCTTAGAAGCACGTAGTATCCCCTTAAAGATAGCCTCTGACCAATCGCCCATCAACATGTTAAGCATGAAGGATGTTGGTTTGTTTTCTTCAGTCTCTGGATTATTCTTAGCAAACCATAGCTGACATCTAGGCTTACCTATGTTAGACATACGTAAACGAAACTCATCACGAGGCCCACCATTGAACTGTTTATGTAAAGAGGTAACCACATCAGCGGCTACCTGCTCTATTATTTCATCACTCATAGATGCCTTACCTTCTATAGCAGAACGTAAGAAAGAGTGTACTGATAACTCAGCAGGGTGGATCATCCCTCGAACTCTTTAACTTCTACGATAGATCCTACTAACTCTGCATCTTCAGAAGACATAGATGAATTAACTATTTCATCATGCTTACTTTCTACCCATGTGTTAGTATTAGTAATCCAATCAAGGAAAGACTTTAGTGTGTGACTATCCTCTGGTTGATAAGGAACTTTTATACCTAACGAAGGAACAATAACAGCATACTTGCCACCACTATTCATGTCACGCTTAGCACTACCTAGATTAAGTGTGTGCTCTACAGGTGTAAGTTTCTTAGCCATGATCTGAGATAAGGCGGAGTCAATAGCTTTGTTTGACTCAGTATTCCTTGAGTCCATTACGAATGGAATCTCTTCATCGTGACCCTTCACTACATTACCTAATTCATCTATAGGTTTGTCTAGCTTTACCATACCTAGCATAACTTTTGTACGCTTCACATCACGTATTACTGACTTCGTTTCTTCTGGTAAAGCTTTAAAGTCTTTGATGTAACCTGATGGTCTACCACAATTATGTCTACCTGATGTGTCCTTCAAGTCTACATTCAGGTTTCCCGAAAGTAATGTCTTGTGCATAGTGTTTGCACCTGCATCCCATCGTTGCCATTGCATACGTTGAGAGAATAATCTCATTGTAAGTGTCTTGCTATAAACAACCTCACCATCCGGCATTGTTACTTGATATGCTCCGATAGGTACAACAATCTTCTCGTCACCTTCCGAATCTTCTACTGTAATTGCTGAGTGTATCTGCTTAATCCGTGCCAGTGTGGATTGTGATCCGCCTGTTGAGGGAGACATGCCCATAGCTTCCGATAATGACATGCCTTCTATGTTTAGTGTTTGTAACTCTGTGCTCATATCTTTTCCTTTATGTATGAGGGTTTCTGGGATGCTAAGTTATAGCGTCAAACGTCCTTTGTGTCAAGCCAATTCGGGCCTATCTTAGCTTCTAATAATAAGGGTACATTCATCTTAACCTTATAGTACTTATAGATGATCTCATTCAGATCCATATTCAAGGTGTTAATGATCTCTATCACCTGATCCTTCTCGTATGGATGTATGTCTATCACCATTGAATCATGTACACTGTTGACTACCTTAGATCGCATAGACATAAGCCTATCCTCTAACTCTAGTAGTACTACAGGTACACAATCGCCAGTGGCAAACCCTTGCACCGGATAGTTCTTTATCATGGTGAAGTTAGTTGGCATACCATTGGGTCTTCTCTCTGTGTTAGGGAAAGCATACTGCCTACCACCAACGTTAGTAATCTTTTGAAAGCGTATGGCCTCATCGCCTAGCTTCTTGTGCCATGTAGCTATACCTTTGTACTTCTTAATGAAGTGTGTGTAGTACTCAGCCTCAGCAGGGCTTCTACCATACCCTGTAGCCCCGAAGAGAGGGGCGAAGGTATGTGCCTTAGCATCTTGTCTAGACGTAGGCTGACCGGCTTCTGTGATAACCTTAGCGGTGTAGCTATGTACATCAAAGCCTGTGTCTATCTCTTTCATGGCTGTAGTATCTTGAGATAAGAATGCGGCGACACGAAACTCTAGCTGAGCGAAGTCAGCCTCCATCACGTAGCCTCCCTCCCATCGAGACACGAACACCTTCTTAACAGGGAACGTACCACCACGAGGCATGTTCTGCATGTTAGGGTTACGCCCTGAGAACCTGCCTGTACTGGTGATGTGTTGCGTTAGACCTACGTGTAGAAACCCATCCTCTTTTGTGAATACAGATATACCTTCAACAAAGCTAGACAGGTAACTACTGATAGCGGATAGACGTTTAAGATCTCCTAAGAAGTCAACCGCACTGTCCATACCATTAGCCCTAGCTGTAGACATCAACGTATCCAAGTTGTCCTTGCCTGTACTAAAGCCATTAGCACTTACCCATTTCTTTGAGGGAGGCATGAACCCTAGCCCTGCCATCTGATTAGTCTTCTTAAGTTGGTAGCCTCTAGCCTCGCAAGGCTTACACTTGTTAGGCCTAGCAAACTTAGTACCATCTTTCTTTATACGGTACACACTACCCTCGCCCTTACACTCAGGGCAAGTAAACGCTGTCGTCTTACGTATCATTGTAGTGTTAGCTTTGACTGCACTCTTATACTCTTTGTCTGTCTTAGTGTGATCGAATAGGTCTACCCATTCTTTCTTATTGTTAGGTCGCATACTATACACAACCTCCGACATCTGAGCAGGACTATTAAGATTGATAGGTGTGTCACCCATAAGGTTACGTACCTTGATGCCTAGCCTACCTTCAATGTCTGCCTTCTCTTCTTCGAACTGCTTACGAACTTCATCCAATGCCTTCAAGTCTACCTTGATGCCTGATGAATACATACGAGACAATGCCAAGCATACCTTAAATGTTATATCTCTTATGTTACGTAATGATTCACTATCAGGTTGAGCATAGTCTGACTCAATGTCTAAGTACAAAGCACGAGTAGTAGATAGATCACACTGTAAGTAATACGTAAGTTCCTTGAGTGGTATCTCGTTGGTGTTGTAACCATCCTTAAAGTATTTCTTTAGTGTGTCATCCTTCTGAAAGTCTAGCTTACGTCTTATCGCACACTCACCTAACGCCAGTGACTTCTTCTTGAAAGCTCCAGTGTATGTCATCTCAATATGATTGCCTCTCATCAGCACATACTCAGCTAACATGGTGTCATATATAAGACCATCATACTTGAACCCACTCTCCCATAGCCAAGGCATATCGTGTTGCCCATTGTGTAGGATTAGTAGGGTTGTTCTATCTAAATAATCTTGTAGTGCTTTAGCTTGGCTACCATCATAGTCGTTAGCTTCAGTATGATCAAAGTTATATATAGCTTGGTTGCCTGATACAACTTCTTGTACACCTACCTGCACTAACTTATTGCTTGCCTCGAAAGGATCGAGGTGCATCTTGCCACCCCTGTGTGTGACTGTGTTCTCTACATCAAGAACTAATTCCATAGTCTGCTCCTTTCTATGCTAAGTACTGTGACCTAGCTCCATCTAATGTACATGTAATCTTACCATGCCATCCTCCTTGTAGCTTATTCTTAGCTATAACTAAATACCTTTGCGAATCATCAGCATCCTCTGCTGTGTCAGCTAGTACAGGGTTCTTAGATATTAGCACCATCAGGTCAGCTTCAGCCGCCTTGCCTGTCTTAGATCCCTCAAGCATAGACTGATCAGGATTGACCATACCTTCTGCGGCGGCAGACAACTGTGACATCCATATGATAGCACAACTGTATTGCTTCGCTATGTTACGTGCATGGATAGCCGCATTCTTAAGATACACATCTGACTTGTCGCTACTCTTAACCGCAAACTTATCTCCCATGTCTAACACTACAATGTCAGGACGATAGGCTTTGATGATAGCTTCTACCCACGCCATATCCTTACCGGTACTGTCATACAGATTGATCTGCTCTCGTACTGGCTCGTAACGTGTGGCGGCTAAGGCATAGTTACCCTTGACCTCCTCCATAGATAAGCTTGATGCGGCACTGAGGTAACGTGCACCTACACGTTCATACGATTCCTCATTACACAGTATCAAACACTTAGCACCTTGAGATGCAAAGCCATTAGGTGCACCCAACAAAGATGCATGAAAGCTTGTCTTACCTGTATTAGGTCTAGCACCTACGATAACTAAGTGACCGCCACTAATACCTTCTACCTGTCGTGATAGGCTAGGTATATTAAACTTCCATTGAGACTGTATAGCATTAGCCTTGAGTAGATGATCAATAGTTATATCACCAAACTCTATGTTAAGGTTAGGTGTGAAGTCATCCTGATATTTCTTTACTAAGTTACGTAAAGGCTCAAGGCTATCAAGAGATCCATTGACGTAATCAAATCCTATGTTAGCTACCTGATTACCTAACACCTGTTGAAATAGTTTAGATAATACCTCATCAGCTATGTCTTGGTTCATAGGTTGCTCACGAGCTACACGTTTAAACAAATCACTATACACTTGCTTGGTAGCAGTAGTCATAGTGCTATTGTTAGCAAAGAACAAAGCCTCTAGCTCTGATGCAGTCAGGCTACGGTCATACGTAGTCATAGCATAGTCTAGTGTCTGCTTCATCTTACGAACATCTTTACTGAACAACTCATCAGGACATCGTATACCCTTGTTGTTATCGTAGAACTCTTTGTTCATCAAAGTCCTAATGAGTGCGAGTTCCATCATTTATCATCTCCTTTAATCTATCTTGATCTGTGTCTAACTTATATTTTATATCGTCGTCAAGCCTCAATGCCTTAACTGTTTTACCTGTCCACGCCTCTACTTCTCTCTTGTATGATAGCGTCTTCGACATAGCATCGGGGTCTAACCCTATGATAACCTTATAGAAATCTGCTATGTGTTCCATTTGAGCTAGGCCTAATGACGTACCTAAGATAGCTACGCCTGTAGTGTTAGGTGAAATCTGAGCCACAGCTATTGCACTGATCACATCTTCTACTACCACACATACACCATTGGGTGTACCTAATACACGTTTGTATACTGATGCGTTACCTGTGTATCTGTACCACTTAGGTATAGCACCATCTAAGGCACGGCCTACTGCATCTACTACTACACCTTTGTCAACTATAGGAAAGACTGCACGTCTGTCTTTAACGTCATACAACATGTCCTCATTGGTAAGATCCCAACGCTTAGAAAATTTATGTAGTAGTGTGTGCTCCGCTGTAGGATTAACGATATACTCAGGGTACACCATAGGCTCTAACTCTTTACGTATAGGCATGTCTCTGTTCTGCATATGGTTACGTACCTCCAGAGCAGTCATGCCTGTAGTAACTGCACCACGCACACCACACCCTAGCTTATAGCAGTTGTACACCACCATGCCTCCTTCCTTAGATGCAGTGAAGGTGTTGTTACCATGACAGTTAGGGCAAGACAAACGTGTAGTCTCACCCTCACCTAGACATAGCCCGTCTACAAAGTCTTTTAAATTCATTTGTCTCCATTCCTTTTACTTAGTGCATTGCTTGCGCCCTTGAGTGTGTTGACTAGATAAGGCTTAACACTCTGCGGATTACTGTGTCCACTGACTTGCATGATACCTAGTGTATCTACACCTGCCTCAACCATCTCG